TTTTAATACTGATGGTGTATGACCTCTGGCAGTAACGATTGAGAAGATTGAACCATTGTTTATTGCTTCCACAAAATCAGACCACGCTGGCCCTGTTGGAGCTTTCATTGCATCAGTTAAGAACTTATTATCTCCAGTCACTCTAAAGTCTCTAAATGGATCTTCATCAAAACCAACAATTGTATTTCCTTTATAGTTAAAGGGTTCTTTTCCGATTTCAGTTCTATACTCAGCAAAATCTTCTGTCGACATACCAACTGGTTTTCCATTATCATCCTTCAGATAAATTTTTGTCGGCATAAACATCAAATTATCATCCCAATCAAAAGCATAATATTTCATTGTTGGTGATGAGGTTTCATCTATTATTTCATTGATTAATTTTTTTATGTATTTTTTCTGATTCATAACAATAAATATTGATTATAATAAAAAAAGGGAGAACTTGTCTCCCTTTTCCTTTAATTTATTTTCAATTCAAATTTTAACGAACCACAATCCCATATCCTATCATATTTTTTTAATTTCATAATTTCCCATTCTGTTAATTCTTTATTGTAACCTTCTTTGACTAAAACATCTTTCCTAAACGAAAATCTATGTGATCTATTTAAATATCTTTCTGTGTTTATATACCAATAATTTGGTGGTGTTTGTTTTACGAAATTAAAACCATTTTTAAAATACACAGTTTTTGTTTGATCTAAACCAGACCATCGAATATCAGCAAATGTTTCTATTTTAGATGGATTATATTTTTTAATGAAGTTCTTTAATAGTTTAGAAAATCCACCAATAATTGTTAAATTAATTTTATTACAAAATCTAACTAACTCATATTCTGAATTATCCCTATTATCATTACCTAATGATTTTCTTTTTTTTCCAAATGTCATAACAGAAACTAATTCATCATTATAAAATAGACCAAATCTAACCTTATCTATCGAATTTCCTTGTAAATGGTTATTTGTTAAAAACAATGAGGATTCTTTTTTTGGAATTTCTTTTATTTCACATTTTCTGGCGAAAATTTTATTACTCAATTCTAATTTATTTTTTAATTTTGACAACACAATATCTTTCTTTAATAAGATTTCATCTTCATAAAATTGAATGAGGGTGATTCCTTTATCATAACAAAGTTTTGTTTTATCAATATGATAATTTTTTGTTTTTTCACCACTTATTTCAGAATGGTAATAATTACCATTAACCTCAATTCCAATATTATAATCCGGTAAATAAATATCTATTTCTCTACCATTTAGTATTTTTCTATCACCATCAATATGTTTAACACCTATACTATTTAGATAATCTTTAATTATTTGTTCCAGTTTTGAATTTTTAATAATTGGGTAACACTTACGACATATCGGAATTTTACCAGAACCTAAAATTGTGCTACTAAAGATATTGTCACATTTACAACATTTAAACATATAAGGTTGTGATGTTTTACCACTTTTATTAGCCACATATGTTTCTAATATCTCAAGATTATTTTCATTTAATTTTGGTAGTAAATTTAATAAATGTTTATCTCTCAATGTTGATTTTAATTTGTCGACAAATTCCGGAACTAACATTGGGGATTTAACTCCGTATTTTTTCATAAAAATACTCTCATACGACTCTTTGAATTCTTTTGTTTTAAACAAACTATCAACCCCATATTTTTGACGGAGTGTGTTCTTCGATTTGCCTAACCGATATTCAATATGTTTAGGATTTGAGTTCCATAATATTCTACATTCTTCCGAACATATTTTTTTCTGATGTTTCTTCCTTTCTTCAAATTCTTTACCACATTGAACGCAAGTTCTTATTTCTCTAACATTAGAGTCTTTCGTCTTACCAAGTAATTTATTCTTTCTAGCGTAGTTAAAATAACAACTTCTATCACAAAATTTCTTATCTCTGTGTTTAAAATCAGTAATAAATGATTTATTACAAGATAAACATTCTAATTCAACTTTCATCGGTAAAATATATTTAATAGTTATGAGTATGTCTCTACAAATAAATATACGAAGATAATATAAAAAAACAAAATCCCCCAAAAAAAATTTGAGGGATTTTACTTTTAATCTATTTTGTTTTCACTAAATATTATCAAAAGATGCACCAGTTGGTGTAATATAGAAGGTAATATCTATAAATTCTAACGAACGAGTTGGTTTAATATAGATTTTACCAGTCAATTGATTTCTATCTAAATCAGCAGTATCACTTGACACCTCAACTCGGAAATCATATAGACCTCTATCTCTTCTAATAGCATCCAAGATTGGATTAACCGCGTTCAAGAAATCTTGTCTTACTTGCTCATCATTTTGGTCAAACAACAATCTTACAGAAACCGCTGAAATTAACTTACGAGCTTGTAATAACAATCTTCTCACATTAATTCTATCAAGTGCGGATTCTCTAACTTGAAGGGTTTTGTTACCCCAGATTACAGTTCCAACATCAGCAAATGTTGCAATTGGGTTAATTCTTCCAACATAGAGAACATCTCTATCTTCTTGAGTTAATTTCTTACGAGCTTTAACCGCATTTACAATACCACGAGTATAACCAGCTGCCGCAAACCAAGGGAATGCAATATTATCTGTAAGTGCCAAGTTTTTTGTAACTTCAGCTGTTGCTGGAATATAAATTTGTGTATTATTTACTGTGTCTCTTGTTAATACCCAAGGATAATATGTTGCGGTATAGTTAGAATCAATTCCTGTTTGCTCAAGGTTATCAACAGCTTCTTGTGGATAAATTAAATTATCACCTTCAGTTGTTGATGCGACTAACATTTTGTAATCCGGAGTTGTTGTAATGTATAAAGAATCTGCTCTATCATTTTCAACCATATCAATAGTAGCCTCAACTAAATCACTATTATTTACATAATCAATCCCTGGTGATACAAATACATTAATATTAACAGCTTCAGGATTTGCAAATGTTCTAATACCAAGTAAATACGCGTAGTAATCGGTGTTTGCATAATCCATAGTCTGGTCACCAACGGCAATTTGTTTAAATGCACCCCATCCTTTAGCTGTTTGGTATCTATCTGAAAAACAAGCTCCATTTAAGAATCCTGGACGACCTAACACATATTTGTCACCATTTGTTCTATATTCTCTATAAATGTCCCATCCATCAAATCCACCATTAACAAATAAAGTGAATTTTCTTGAGAATAATCTGTAATATGGACTATCTGGACTTGTAGGTTCAGAAGAGAATGCGGCAGCTCCTACATAATATTTAGGTGTTCCGCTTGTTGCAAATGCACTTGAGATTGTAATCCCACTTGCAAATTGATCCATATGGAAACCTTTTGTTTTGTATGACCATTCACCACCTTCCAAATCACAAGGTGAGATAGGTGCTCTTTTTCCTTTATATTCAAAGAAACTTGTGTCAAAACCAATATTACTTGACATACCAAGGTAAGTTTTTCTAATATTGTCACCAGAAGTTCTAATTGCATCATCAGCACCTGAAGCCAAACCAAATGGTGGGTTATATATTACTTCACCTGGGAAATCATATTTGGTCTTATAAATTGGGAATGGAGATTTAACACCAACATATTCTCTAAACACATAACCGTCAAATCCACAAGGAAGTGCATCAACTGGTGCATCTTCATTCATTTCAACCATAATGTATTTAGAATTCATTTCAAATTCACCGTCTAATGTTCCGATTTTTTTAGCAATAAAACTATTTTCTGATGGATCCATAGAACAGTTTGTAAATTTCTCAATAACAACTGGATTTGAATCTACATCAAAATAATCTCTAACTAACACATCAAATGTTCTATTAGCAAATGAGATATTAACAATTGAAATTTTAATTTCAGTATTTGCGGCATTACCATCAGATATTGTGTAGAATTTAAATAGGTTAAATGTTTTTGTTCCCCTTAACTCGGATACTACCCAAGGAGATGATGGCGATTGGAATTTTTCTAAATACCAACCGATCGTATTTGGATCTACATCACTTTTTTGTGCTGAATCAAGAGCTGTAAGTTCAGTACTTAAACCTCTGATATAACCTTTTTTCCAACCATAATTTAATAACGCTTGGAATCTTTCTTCCAAGAATAATGGAGTTGATGTTCTTGGTTTCCCAAAGTTAGTTCCACCAAATACTTTTGCGATATATTGTGAATCTGATTGACTAAACGATGTTTCAAAAATAAAGTTAGTTCCAGAATCGTTTGTTACATTTACCGCAAATGGTAAATATGGGTTTTTAAGAACTCCAGAATATTGACCTGACATATTAAGAGTTACATTTGAAATATCAGAAACTTCAAATACTGGATTATTTTCATCTGAATATGTTGCAATACCTCTTGATCTTAATGTTGCAACAACCAAATCGTCATAATCTGTATATGCCACACCAGAATAATAATATAGTGTCCCTACTAACATACCTTCAAAACATCTAACATTTACTGGTATTGGAGTTGGTGCCGGTGTAGTAGTTGGAGTTGGTGTAATACAAGGATTTGTAGGCGTTGGTGTAGGTGTTGCACTCGGAGTAGGTGTAGGTGTCGGTACAATTGGGAAAACTTCAGTTAAACCAGACACAAATGTGTAGAATGAAAACCCTGAATATAATCCATTATTTGTATTATTAAATAAAGCATAATACCAAGCATCATTAAATGGTGATGTATAATCCGTTAAATCACTTGATGGTGATGGAACATTAAATACATTTGTTTCAGCTGAATAACCAAGACTAACTAAATCATCATAGTCATCACCCAAGATTGAACCATAGTAGTTAATATTTCTAGTTTCAGCAGTAAAAGGATCTCCATTATCTGTAATAATGTTAAAGATTTGATCTCTAATGTTAGTATCAAGTGTTGAAATTGAACCATCAAAGTTTTCGTATTGTTGTAATAAGAATTCATTGGTTAATGGACCCGGTAATGAATCATAAATAATACTATCTTCAGAATTAGTACATGCAGTAAAAGGAACCATAAATGTGATTGCACTTGGTATAACACAAATGGTATCACATACATTACTAGGATCAGTTACCGAACTAAAACACACGAAATCAACTGTTTTAGGATCAACATTTGCTTTGGTTACAATAGACCAAGATGGTCCGGCATCATAACCAGATAATCCCAATATTCTCGTTACAAATAATTGGTTTGATTGTTGTAAATATGATTTAGCAATATATGCTGCCTCGTATTTAGGAATTTGTGTATTCACAAATTTTTCTGGTGAAGTCCCACCAAAGTAGGTTTGGAATTCATCATAGTTTCTAATAAAAATTGGTTCAAAAGCAGGACCTTTTAAAGTCTCCCCCGCAATACCCAAAGTTGTAACACCAACACTTTGTGCAACAAAGCTTAGATCAACTTCTGAAGTATAAACCCCTGGTGAAACAAATATTTTACTGTTAGTTGCCATAGATTTTAAATTTTATGTTTTAATTTATTTTACTATAAATATTGTGTTTTTTAGCAAAAACTTTACTTACATAAAACTATTTATATTTTGGTGAGAATTTTTTCTACCTTTTTTCTACCTATGGAACAAAACAATAAAAAGATTAAAAACTTAAAGATTGATAAGGATGTTCATAACATCTTAAAAAAATATTGTGATAAAAGAGGTTTAAAAATGTATAAATTTCTTGAGGGACTTATCATTGAAAAGTGTAAAGAAAAAAGAGATATATATGGTGAGGATTAAATTAATTCTTGTGTAAAAACAATTTCCGCATCTTTTGAATTATCATACTTTGTTATAACAATTCTTAATGTATCTCCGGTGTTAAGTTGTATTTCAGTTAAACTATTACCATAATAGTCATCATTTATAAATGCTTGATATACATCAACATTATTGTTTGTTGATAATTTTAAATTTACGGTATATTCAAATTTATTAACCGACACCAAATTTCCTACTTTGTATGTTGGTATATAAGTTCCAGGAATTTGAGGTTGTTCTTTCTTTTGTTTTTTTCTTTTTATTCCGGTTTCGGTTTCATATATTTCAAAAGTTCTTGTAATTGCCGGTCTAATTTCAAATTCATCCTCATCCATTAAAAATCCTTGTAATGTGAATTCATATTTTTGAAGATACACTTTTCTTTTTTCCAAATCCATAACCGATTCATCTTGGATATTACCCATAATAATTGGAATATAATGCCCTTTGATTACCTGGTATGCTTGTTTTGACGCGAATTTTGTTAAGACTATTTGATTAAATTTATTTAATTCTCTCATTCTATTACACACAATAATTACAGTATATTTAATATCAACTGGTATTGGTTGTGGTATTTTATAAATGTCAAAACCATTTCTTTGTCCATCCCAGGTTGGGACCTTGGCATAATAATATTGTCTTCTTTCCGGAATATTGAGTGTCATTAAAGAGGGATTGTTCCCATAAGTCACTTCCGGTGATCTAACAACGGCAATAAAAGGCGGTTCAACATTCTTATCCAAGTTTTGAAAATCCCAAGTTTCAGTAAATTGTGCCCAGTTTTGTGTTGTAATTAAAATATCAATCATTGGGATGGTATTACCCTCAACAACACAAGTTAGTTTGTCACGAACAAAATCCAAGAAACCTCTATCCAAATCTGGATGTAATAAAGATTTAGGAAGATATGTTCCATCTTGAGAAATCATATCAGCAATCTCGTGTCTTCTTGGAAGAAGAGTTTTCTTATCTATAAGGTCAATATTTTTTTTAATTTTTTTTGGTAGTCCCATATTATAATCCTCTAAATTCGTTAGGTCCAACAGGTGCAGCAACAATAGTTCTATAAAATGGTCGGTATCCTTTATATGTGTGTTTTATATCTGATGTAACACGACCATCGTTTACAACCGTGTAGTATCTTACAAAACTTTCCGTATCATAGTATCCAACATAATCGCCAAAATCTATATCAATATTTAAATCTTCAAGAGTTTTTAAATACACAGACATTGTAATATTACCAGGTTCAACTTGATCCATTTTTGTTGTTCCAAGAAATTTATTTTCTGGAGCGGCAATTGCAACATAAGCATTAAACTCAACTGGGGGTAAAAACTTAATACCATCTGATACGGTTTCACCATAAACATCATCGGTTTTGGTTTTTGTTTTATCCACACGATATAACACACAGGTGTAATTCATATCACCAACCAACCATTCTTGACCCATTTCAATTTCAAGTTTGAAGTCACTGTCACCAAAAAATTTGCCTAGACGCGTTATTGGAACTCTGTTTGTCATACCTTTTTTATTGATAAATATTGTTTTTATTATTATTTTTATTTATATCTTGGAATTTTGGAATTACAAAAACAACTAATAGAACATAAAGCACTTGATTTATTGGACTCATATAGTGGGGCTAATAATTATATTCTTTATATGAAATCCAAAAAGGAAACTAACAAAAAGTTTTATCCAACAAGAACCCAAGCTGATTACATTGTAGAATATTTTGACACAAAACCAAAGGTTGCTCGTAAATGGGTTGAACTGGATCCATACTTTGCTAAAAAGTTTGCACAAGAGAGATATTTGTTTGAAACACCAGAAAAAGTCTATATTGAAAAACTACTTGTTGAAAAAGATAAGTCATATCACATATGGGGTAAGTTTTTTGAAAAAGATAATCTTTCTGAATTTTGGGTTCCTAAATCTTCTTTAATTAAATCACAAACTGTTGATGAGGTTAATATTGATTATTCTAAATATGAACATAGACCACCACTATCACACCAGAAGGAAGCTATTGAAAAACTTGTTGGTTCCAGAAGGTTTATTTTAGCAGATGATATGGGGCTCGGGAAGGCGGAATTCGTTGAAAACAAGGTATTTACACCAAATGGTAGAAAAAAAATTGGAGATTTAAAAGTTGGTGATGAAGTAATTGGTAGTGATGGTAAAAAATATTTAGTTAGAGGTGTTTACCCACAAGGTGTAAAAGAAACATATAAAATTACATTTAATGACGGATTTTCAATTTTAGTTGGTGATGAACATTTATGGTCAGTTTCTTCAGCAACTACCGGTAAAAATAGAAATAGTAAACGACGAAAAAAATCATTAGTATTATCAACCAAACAAATGTTTGAAGGTGGTAAAATTAAAATTAAAGGGGTCGGACACAATAAAGATAAAGAGTATGAAGTTGAAACCCATTATAAATACTCAAATGGTAATAATAAGTGGCAAATACCGATTGTTGATCCAATTCAATTTGAACGGAATGGTAGTCTTCCGATAGACCCTTATCTTTTGGGTTTGATTTTGGGGGATGGACATATAACTAAATCATCTTGTGTTTTTACAGTACACAGTGACGATTACGATGAATTATTTGACAATTTCAATTTAAATGAAAATAAAAAAATTGATAATAAAAGAAAGGGAAATAAATTTATTGGTAGGAATATTTTAAATGAACTCAAACTCAACGAGACCAGATCCCATACTAAATTTATTCCAGAAATATACAAATATTCATCAATTGAAAATAGATTATCAATTTTACAAGGGCTAATGGATACTGACGGACATTGTATGTTTAATAATAGTGGAAAGTTTTTAGGGACTGAATTTTGCACTGTATCAAAACAACTATGTGATGATGTTGTTGAGATTGTTCAAACATTAGGTGGTATTGCTAGAGTCAAAACTCGTATTCCAACCTATACTTATAATGGTGAAAAAAAGAAAGGTAAGTTGGCATATAGAGTTAATATTAAATTACCAAAGGGTATGAACCCATTTAGATTAAAACGAAAAGCCGAAAAGTATGCTGAACCAACAAAATACCCAACTGGTAGATATATTAAAAATATTGAAAAAGTTGGTTTTGAAAATAGCGTTTGTATTTCTGTTGATTCACCAGATAAATTATATGTCACAGAACATTGTATTGTAACCCATAATACAACCTCCACAATTATTGCAGCTCTTGAGACTGGTGCTAAGAAGATTTTAATTGTTTGTCCGGCATCACTTAAAATAAATTGGCAACGAGAGATTGAAAACTATTCGGACAGAACTTGTTTTATTGCAGAAGGTAAGAAGTTTTCAACCGAAGCTGATTTTGTGATTGTAAATTATGATATTCTAAAAAACTTTCATAATAAGGAAGATAAAGAAAATTCATTATTATTACAATCAAATTTTGAACTTGTAATACTTGATGAAGCTCATATGGTTTCAAATGTTCAAGCACAAAGAACAAAACTTATAAATGATTTTGTAAAAAATATAAAAAGAGTTTGGTTACTTACTGGAACACCGATGACTTCAAGACCAATTAATTATTATAACCTTCTTAATATTATTGAGAGTCCAGTGGCACAAAACTGGATGGCTTACGCTATTCGTTATTGTCAAGGATTTCAGTTTAGAGCTGGAAAAAGAAAAGTCTGGAATGTGACCGGTGCCTCAAATTTAGAGGAATTAAAAGATAGAACATCAAAACAAATTCTTAGGAGATTAAAAGAAAATGTCCTTGATTTGCCAGATAAAATTATTACACCAGTTTATTTAAGAACCTCATCAAAAGAATATAAAGATTTGATGGGTGAATATTACGAATGGTTGAAAAATAAAACCGACGAGTCCTCTTCTCTTACCGTTCAGTTCTCAAAACTTATGAAAGTAAGAAAAGTAATTGCAAATGAAAAAGTAAAAGATACAATTGAATTTGCACAAAATATTGTAGACCAAGGAAAAAAAGTAATCATATTTACAAACTTTACCGACACATTACAACTAATACATAATCACTTTGGTAAAGAGTCTGTATATCTTGACGGTAGTTGTAATAAAGTTCAAAGACAATACGCCGTTGACCAATTCCAAGAAAACGAAAAAATTAAAGTTTTTGTTGGGAACTTAAAAGCTGCAGGTGTTGGTCTTACTTTAACGGCCGCTGAGGTTGTAATAATGAACGACTTATCGTTTGTTCCAGCAGAACACGCTCAAGCAGAAGATAGGGCATATCGTTATGGTCAAAAAAATAATGTACTTGTTTATTATCCAATATTTGAAAATACAATTGAGGGTGTTATATATGATATTCTAAATAAAAAGAAAAAAATTATTGGAACAGTAATGGGTGATGAGGTTCAGGACACTGGTGATGTTGTGGAAGAAATTTTAACTTTAATAAATAAAAAAATGTAGTTTTTATTAAAACATAATATTTATAATAAAAAAATTATTATGAAAAGAATTGTAAAACTAACAGAAAGTGATTTGTCTCGTATTGTTAAAAAGGTTATCAAAGAAAGTGATAGAGAAAACAATATGTATTATGATGGTGGTGAAGAAATGTTTATTCACGATATGATGAAAATAAAATTGGGTTTATCTGACTTACAAAAAACAATAAGACAGGATGATAAAGAAACTTCTCTTTTTATTCTTGATAGGATCCTTGAAAAGATTCATAAAATGGAAAAGTAAAAATTACACAATAACCCCCAATCAAAAGTTGGGGTTTTTTATTTTCAGTAGTATTTATTAATAATGAAAGTTACTGTAAAACATATTGATTCTGGTCTTCAACCACAAGACAAGAAAATGTATAACGATTTTATTAAATTTATAAATTCAAAATACCCAGTAAATAAAGAACTCAAAATTTTATTTCTTGGTGAGAAAAAAGGACATATGTCCACTGGGTCTCAAAATATGAACGGAGTTATTAAAGTCTTATCCAAAAATAGATTGAACCGTGATATAATGAGAACTCTAGCACACGAATGGGTTCACGCTCATCAAAGATTAGTTCTTGGTAGGGAAAGAGGTCCAGACATTGGTGGTCAAAATGAAGATGAGGCAAATGCTTTTGCTGGGCAACTAATTAAAATGTTTGAGAAAGAATATCCAGATTATAATGAACTTGTTTTTGAACATTCAAAACCATTAATAAAAAAACTGGATCTTTTAAAAGAAGAAATTCTTAAAACAGAAAAACAAAATTTACACGAAGAATTTATTACTGAAATGAAAAAAATTGGTATTGATAAATTACCATATTCATATTCAGCAATGAAACAATTTGTTGATCCTAAAACAATGGATATTCATTACAACAAACACTATAAAGGTTATGTTAAAAAATTAAACGCCGCGTTATCCGATAAAAAAGGTGAAATGGAACTTGAGGATATTGTAAAATCAATTTCAAAATTTGACACAAAAGTAAGAAATAATGCTGGTGGTGCGTTTAACCATGCTTTATTTTGGAAAATGTTGTCACCAAAAAAACAAAATCCAAGCGGATCAATTTTAGATAAAATTAAAAAAGAGTTTGGAAACATTAAAAAACTTAAAGATGAGTTTAATCAATCGGCAAAAGATAGTTTTGGGTCTGGGTGGGTTTGGTTAATCCTCACAAAGTCAAATAATTTAAAAATTATGACAACACCAAACCAAGATAATCCTCTAATGGATATTATTAAGGGTGGTGGCTTTCCATTACTTGGACTTGATCTTTGGGAACACGCTTACTATTTAAAATATCAAAACAAAAGAGACGAATATATTAGTAATTTTTGGAACCATATAAATTGGGAATTTGTTAATGATTTATATGAAACCAAATCAAAAAAGAAATTAAACGAATCATTAAGAAAAATTATTGTCGAAAATGATACTATGGGTTATGATTTAAAAAAGGCAATGAGTCGTGAATTACAAAAAATTAGACTTATACCCTTGGATGCCGAATCCGCATCAGAAGCAATTAAAAACATCATAACTGCCGAAATTTCAAGAGGTAATATTGATTTTAATAGAACACTTGAAGGTCTTATGTCGCTTAATTTGAGTAATGTATCAGAAAGATCAAAATATAGATTTAACAATTATTTTCAAAGGTTTGTAAAAAGTAAGTCAAGGGGTCTTGATTTTGAAGGTATGGTTGCCGGATTTTTAAATGGTGATTTAGCAACAAGTAATGTTTCACCATTTGATGTCTCAACACCAGCTGGTGATAAAATTTCTTGTAAAATTGTTAGAAGTCAAAAAGAACGAATAACACTTAAAAGTATTAAAGAAACATTGGGTCAATATTTAGCCAACTATTCTGGTTCTGAAGAAAACAAACAAGAATTGTTAAAGATGAGCCAACAACCAAATTTTCTTAGATTATTGGTAAATCACGAAAATCAAGATTTGAAAAATCAAGCCGAAGATATATTGGAATTTTTACTTACAGACATCACCGGATTGTTGGTTGGTATTCCAAATGAGACAAAAGTTGGAATTGATTTATATTATTATGATAAAAATAAAATTATTGATCTTGTTAAAACACCAGGATTATTAAATGCCGGAAGATCGCCAGAAGCACAAACAATATCATTATCAACAAAAATACTTAGCGGTGACAAAACTATGTCTGGATTTATTCAGTTTCCAGTTTTAACAATGGATGATTATAAATCGTTTTTAATTGGTGATGAAAAAACAAATGAAGTTTTAAATTTATTTAATCAACTTGGAAATAAATATGGTGTCCAAAGACTTGGAGACAATTTACCACAAGACATTATTAGAGGTTTATCTAAAAATGAAAGATTCAAGTTAGATCTTAAAAAATTGGTAAATCCAATAAGGTAATATTTATATAAAAAAGAACTATGGCAATTATATCTGAACCAGGAAGGAGCGACCTTTATAAAAAAGTAAGGCATTTACTTGGTGCCCCTTTAAGAAGTGTTGAATTAGAAGACGAACAAATGGATACTCTTCTTGAATTTTCAATTGACGAATATTCACAATATGTTCAAGATTGGTTAATTGAATCTCAATGGTCGGCATTAAATAATTTAAACCTTGATACACAATCTTTATCCAGAGCTTTCACAACAAGAAGTTTGGATTATGAAACAAGATATACATACGCATATTCAAAAATAGTTGGTCTTCAAGCCGGTGGTGATTGGGTATTGAAAAAAGATTATATTCAGTTGGTTAAAGGACAACAAATTTATGAAATTCCGGCAAATAGAGAATTAAATGAGATGTTGTGGTTCACACCACCAGAAATGAATAACTTACTTTTTGATCCTTGGGCATTTGGTGGTATTGCTGGTGGTGGTATTTCAGGACCGGCAGGTTATGCTCAAGTTGGTAATTTATCTGGTAGTTACTTTTTAATGCCAGCATTTGATATGTTATTGAGAATGCAAGAAATAAATATTCAAAAAAGAATTATCGCTGGTGAATTAACATATAGAGTAACAGCATTACCAGATGGTAAGAAAGCGGTTCATTTGATGAACACACCAGGTGGTAAATTTGACTTCGGTAATTCAACTTTAATGAAAGGAAAAGTTTGGTATTGGTATTATGATGTTGGTCCGGAAGATAGAGATAAATGTTTAAAGGATAATCCAGATATTATCAAATTACCATCCGATGTTCCATTTGACAAAATGAGTTGGCACGATTTAAACAATCCAGCACAAATCTGGGTTAGACGGTGGTTTATAGCGTATTGTAAGGAAACACTTTCAAAGGTT